AAAGAACGGGCGTATTAAACCTCTGCTCATCGGCTACCATCCGGTCGAATATCTACACGCGGAGAACCTAACCGCCACCCCGTACCTGTAGCCGTAGACTCTACACGCAAAGCAAACGACCGACCACGTAGACGGACATGGGCTTGATTGGTAAATAGCTCTATGGGAACTGACGCCGATTGAGTCACAGTTGAATCGTCTGTATTTGAGTAAGTTGCTCCCGGAAAGTTACGCGCTTTTAAGGTAAAGATTGCAGAAGGCGCGTCCGTGCTTGAATTACGGAAAGTAATATCCGGTATTAAACGACGCAAAAATACAAAGTCGTTTCCATCCTGAATGTCTTGTTGACTTGATTCAATAAAGGCAGTGATGCCTGTTTGAGGTGTCGTAGACCCATCATCAAAACCATCTTCATGAAAGAACAAATGCCCTGTTGAAGACGCCGCGATAGGATTAGATCTAATACCTCTATCAACCCATGCGGTTCTTTCTAAGTTTCCGATATACCATATCTTTTGTTCATAGTTGTAAATGACATAGCGGTCTATTTCAGTAGCGGTGCTAGACGGGTAGAACCACCATACTTCACCAAAAGAACTGTTTATAGCCGTAAAAACTTTTTCTTTTTGCAACAGGTTAAAATCACTGAACACGTAATCTAAAACGGTGCAAGGTAATTTTTGCACGGCCCCCGTGTAGATGTAGAAGTCCTGTTCTCCCATCCAAAATACAATATCGTCTACAGCGATAGCGGCGTTTGGAGCTATGATTGTTGTATTTTCAGAAAGAATACCTAGCCCAAAGGTAAAGGGTGGCCCTAAGAACTGCATTGCGTGTAAAGAAACATCTGTAAAAACTAACATCTGTTGTTTTGTTTCTACCGCCGTAACAATTTCAGAACCCGAGGATATCCGAAGATCTCCAGCAGTGTTTGTGGCAGTTGGTAACCACGTTGTGGGAGTTTCTTGATCTGAAAAACGTATTAACAAAGGATCTACTGTTCCGATACTACCAATAGCATCACACCCAAAAGCGATGACATGCCGATCTCTGTCTGAGACAAGCACCTTTTTTGCAACTTGAGGCGTCGCTGAATCTGCGCCGGTTAAAGAATGAAGTGGAATTGCCCGAGAAGAAACTCCGTTAGTTCTATCCCAGTAAAAAATACCGCCGTTACGAATGTTAATAATTAAGTCTTCACCAAAATTATCATGAGACCAAAGCCTTAAAACGTCGCTGGTTGCAAGTGAGGTGCTGGCAGAGCCCCATGTCCCACGACCCCACGTTCCGGCTCCCCATCCATTTCCCGGAACAACCGTGTCCAAGCCGGGATTGACTTGAAACTCTGCAATAATTGCAGATCCCCCACCCGCGGAAACAGTAGAACTAGCTGTGGTGCTTACAGTAATAGTAAAACTACTGGAAGTTACGTTTGAAACTTGATGTTCTTTGTTAAGGTCAGACGCAGGAACACCACCTACCGCTGTTGCTCCAGAAAAACTAACGTAAGCAGTGTTTATCGCACCATGATTAGCAATGTTAACCGTAACGGTGGTAGAGCCGGAGGTCGTTGCAAAACAGTTTATAGGCATCTTTACTCCTAAACATTAACGTTTACATTACCACCGTTAACAACACTAACGGTAACAGAGCCTACGACTCCAGAGGCAATTAAGTCTGATTCCAAAACTTCGACAGAGCCGACCTGACCTGTCGCTCCAACGCCCGTGTCTAGAGTTTCTTCTATGGAGTTAACATTTCCTACTGCACCTGTTGCAGAGACACCGTTACTGCTTAAATCAACCGAACAAAAAATAGCTCGGACAGGATTAATGTCAGCGAAGCCTCCGCCCTCTTCAATATAATATTTAAGGTTCGTCCCCACACCTAAAAAACTTGAACCATCCAAAGCGACCCACGGATGTAAAGCACGAGCCGTTCCATCAAACTGAGAACTAGAGACTTTTGTCCATCCGCCTATCTTTTCCGGATACCCTTGTCTAAACCGAACCTTGTCACAATCAAACCATCCACCCTCATTAGAATAAGAAGTCGTCTCTTTTACAATTCCCGGATTAAATTGTAGCTTAGTTAAGGGCATCAGGTTTCATCAGGCCAATCGTTAATAGGTGCAACTTTACCACCATCAGGCACGTCATAAAGAGCCATGAATTTTGCGTGAGTGTCACAAGCAGTTATAGCATCTTCGATGGTTTTACACGCAGTGCGGACAGCCGTTCTGTAAGTTGTAACAGAGGATGGTATAGCAGTTCCCGCCTCTGCCTTCCTCGTCACGTACCAATCAGAGTCGCTAAGTTTCGCTCTTGCTATTGTTTTTGTATTTGCTATTGCAGTTGACTTGAGTCCATAGTTGACAACTTGATTTCCGTCTTCATCTTTCAGCTTATTGCCGCTTTCGTCTGTTGCGTCTTCATCGTCAATCTTTCTTTCGACCAAGTTTTTTTCTTCAGAATCCCATCCCCAGTAGAAGCGGTTGTCCCAAGCTTTTGGGTCAGCTACATACGTTAAACCTGCGGCCTTCTTTTCTGCATCCGTCATTCGCGCCCACACGGATGAGTATTGTGTACCATCAGACCCAATCCAAGGTCGGCCCTCTCGTATAATTTTGTCGCCTAACTTCCACATAAAACCCTCCTATCTTGCGTTAGAGTACTTAAATGGTTGATCCGCAATCGCTAAATATAAATAATTTCTTGTGCCAAAAGAGACTTCTCCTGAACCAGCACTAGTAGTTCTAATTTTGAATCCATTTGACAAGAAATCGATAGTGGCAGTAGAAGCATTTACATTGCCTTCAACAACGGAAAGATTCCCGCCCAAAAATTGTCCTAGGGGTGGCCCAATGTTAAAGGGGCTTCGTTTGTTATCCATGAGGTACCAGCCTTCAGAGTTATCATAGTTCTTCAAAAGAATCCATGCTGGCCTAAAGCCAGTAAAAACAAACGTACCATCAGTGCTGTTATTATTTTGCCATTCTCCAATTTTGCTATAACCATCCACACTTGCGAATGAATAACAAATAAATGTATCTGAAGAAGCGTTAATGCCGGTATTAGAATCAAGACCAATCGTTGTTGCGTTCCACGTTACGTTACTTGATGCCGACCCAGTAACTCGTGCGGCATTAGTTTCCCCCTTTAAGAAATTTCCGCTACCCGAGGCCCCAATTACATCTCCGAACACATACCACCCTTGTGCCTCTGTGATACCTTTAATGATAATTAATTCAGGAGCGACACCAAGACCGTGACCAAAAGTAGGCGCATTTGCTTGTTGTGTGCCTGTAAACTTTGCAATGCTAAATTTGGCTTTTGTATTAACGCTCAATTGAACTTCTTGTGAGCCATCATTGTTTGCGCTGGCTGTGCCTCCTGCTCTCCAAGTCCATGCAACATATGTGTTTGAACCCTTGTTTACTAGGCTACGAGGATTTGATCCAGAGCTTCCCCCTGCGACCGTAAAGCCATCAGAGGTAAATGCAGACAACACTCCATTGCCGTTTCCTTGTGTGTCAACTCTGTTAAAACCTAAAGCTGTGTTAGTTGATCCTGCTGTAGCTGTTCCTCTAATTACATCAAACATTGCGTGTGCAATATCTAAGGTTCTAGATTTGATCCAAACAAAATCTGGCTGAAACTCCAAACCTGTGACCGTGAGTGTTCCATTGTTTGCGGTGTACGTGGCTGTTTCAAAATACTGATCCGGTGTTTCGTCTTCGGCGGGATCAATCGCTGGATCAGGCAGATTAGCTGTGTTGAGTGCCTTAAATCCAGTAGGCAATGTCCCTGAACCATCCGTACCGTTAAAAGCACTTTGACCAAAGTTGAAAGTTTGCCCCATGTTTCTACCGAAAACTAGGGGGCATAGGTTATTAAAATCGAGAACACCATCCAGTTCTGACGTCGGTATTGTTCCCTGACTTGACGCAGTTTGACCGGCAGAAGTAGCTAAATAAAACTCTAACGTTTGATCATCAGCATCAAAAGCAACACCAACAATGTTATTAGCATTTTGCCCAGTGCCGTAACTTGTAGCTCCGGTATCAATTTGTTTATTACCGTTGGATAAATAAGCTACTAAATTAAGGTAGTTGCCCCAATTAGTAGAGGTTCTACCTATTTGATTTCCTATGCCGACACCATTACCGCCACTACTATCTTCAGCGTTGATTGTGACCTCGTGATACCACTTACCAGATGTCGGATAATTAATAGTCGCTGTGGTTCCACCGTGTGTCCCACTGCTGTTTGTGCTTGTTAAATTACCGTCTGACAGAGTGTGGGTTACAATTTGTTGTGCTCCGAGCGTAGCATGATTATTTGTTGGGCTATCATTGACCACGTCGCTTGCTGTTAAATTATTATTTGTAAAGTCGTGGTCTTGACCAGATGAATCAGCCCCAATATCTGAGCTATCTGCAAAGGTTAGGTAAAAACCATTGTTTCCAAAACCATTGCTCAAAGCTGTTATGGCTGTTGTCGCATTTTTTGCGACCCATATATCGTTTTTTGTCTCGCCAAAAGTGCTTGGGGTTAAGGCCTCACCATCGACAAGATAAAATTGTGCCAAGTAACCATCTAGATCATTATTTTGGTTCAAAGCATAATTGCCAATATGATGATCGTTAGCACTATTTAGGAGAATAGAATCATTAAGGTTTGCTTTTGTATACGTGGAAAAATCAGTTATTTCCGTGCCGTTTACGTATAATCTAGCTCTGCTGGTGTCCGTGCTGTTTGCTGAATCATACGCAAATACAATGTGATACCAACTCCCCACGTCCCTGAATTTCATTTCCGTTACGTAATTTAAGACGGGAGTGCCTGATGACGTATGTGCCGCCTTGATTCTCAAAGTGTTATCGTCTTCAAATTGAATTCTAGCGGCATTACTGCCATCATCCGCTGAAATGATGTACTGATCAGTGCCTAAATTCGCTCTTTTGACCCAGAATGCTATCGTAAACTTTAGGTTGTCGGTAGGCGTAACCATTGTTCGTTCTAGGTAGGTGTTATCATCATCGTTGAATCTCAACGACTGACCTATAGAAAGCGGATAAAATCCAGATGCTTCATCTCCCGAACCTGCCGCCTGAATTATGCTCATGTCTTGTCCCTACGTTAACGCGGCTGTAACGCCGAGTAGAACTGTATTGTCGCCACTTGCCGCAGTGACGTAATAAGTGACGAAGTATGTGCCAGTAACAGCTAATGCCGCTAACGAAGCCGCGCTTATTGCTACATCCGCGTGAGCATTTACAGTATGATTTCCACCGTTAACAAACTTAATACAGCCTGACTGTCCTGCGGCTTTGTTTGAAAAGGTTACGGTCACAGTTCCTGCTGTTGTGGTTGTAAAATTATTGCCCAAAGCTAAATCATAGACTGCATCGTTTTCGGCGGTTATTGTGCTACCCACAGCCCTTCCGACTACAGTGACATCATCGTTCATTGTGAAGACTGTTGTTCCCGTCGCAATTGAAGCAACAGTTGCATCTGCGTCGTTCTTGATGGTGACATCAGTGGATGATCCCTGACCTGTTAAAATTAAACCTTCGGCAGAAGTAAAACCAATAGCGGCGTTATCCCCTGCTGAAGTGTCACCGTCTGGTTCAAAAGTCGAGGCAGTTGCAACACCTACGATGTCCACATTGGTGGTCCCTGTTGGAATCACCAAAACATCTGCATCAGCGTCATTCTTAATCGTTACATCATTAGTAGAACCTTGACCGGTAAGAATTAGACCTTCGGTAGAAGTGAAACCAATAGCCGCATCATCCCCTGAAGATGTATCTCCTGTAACGTTTAATGTCCCAGAAGCGGTTATGTCAGAGCCGGTTATGTTGCCAGTGACGCTAAGTTTAGTGGCCGCTAAATCTGTGAAGACATCTGTAACAGTCGCACCACTACCCGTGCCGCTAAACTTTAATAATACATCCTTACCGTTTTCAATTTGAAAATCGTTAGATGAGTTGTAAGTGCCTTGAAAAACAATGACCGCTCTGCTACCAGACAAACTGTTTCGCATGTGAACTATTTTTTCAGCATCGTTAGGAGTTAGCTGAACAAAAGCAGTGCCACCTAAATCTCCCCCATCGGTAAATTCAATAAACTTGTTTCTACCGGTTGAGGAAGAACCATCAGTAATAGGAAGAGCCGTCGGAGAACCAGAGCTACCTGCACTAGACAAAGTAACGGAAAGAATACCGTTAACTGCTTCATCAATTATATCTAGGTTGGTGTTAGTGGTTGTTCCCCACGTTCCCGATTGTTCCCCGGTAGCAATCTTTTCAATACCAAGGTTAGTTGTATAGGTGCTGGGCATCGTAAAATCCTCTAAGCCGCTACATCATCCCAATTAGTACCGGGACTAGGTGTCTCTTCAGTATAAGTTGTTTGTTCACTAGGAACAACGTTACTCCACGTATTACCCGGAGACGGCGTAATCTGGCTGTAGCTGGTACTTGCACCGCTAGATATCTCACTCCAAGATGCGTTTTGGTCAGGAATAATCTCTCCCCATAAGAAAAGTTCGCCTACAGCACCACTAGCACTTACACCGATTAAAGTGACATTTGATTCAGCCGTCGTGGTAACTGAACCAACTTGTCCGCTAGCGGCTACACCTGTGACAGCTACTGATTGAACTAAATCAACAGTAACTGAACCGGGTTGTCCTGTGGCCGCTACGCCTGTAACAGTTGTGTTACTGTCACCGGTAACAGTTGCGGTACCCACGTCTCCTGTGGCCGCTACGCCTGTAACATCTACTTCAAGTAATAGTTCAACAGTAACTGAACCGGGTTGTCCTGTAGCGGCTACACCTGTGACAGAAACGTTAGCATCTGCCGTAATGGTTACTGTGCCGACGTTTCCAGATGCGGCTACACCTGTAGTAGAAACGTTAGAAGCACCTGTTATCGTAGGAGTTCCAACTGCACCGGATGCAGACAACCCTTCTTCTGGAACATTTGCATCAGCAGTTATTGTTACTGTGCCAACATTACCCGATGCACTAACGCCTGTAACAGAGATGTCAATGTCTGCGATAGCAGTTGCTGTGCCTACGTTACCCGTAGCTTTTAGACCGGTTTCTGGAACATTTGCATCAGCAGTAACTGTTGCCGTGCCAACATCCCCCGATGCGGCAACACCGGTGAGATCTACTTCTGCGACACCAATGGCGGTTGCTGTTCCAACGTCTCCTGTAGCGGCAACACCGGTAACATCCACCGGTTGAATTAAATCAACTGTAACCGCGCCGGGTTGTCCTGCGGCGGCTAAACCACCTGTCGTAAGATTAGAATCTCCGCGAACAATAAATCCGCCACCGATTTGTCCTGTAGCTGATTGCCCTGTAACAGAAATTTCTACGTTTTCAGTGGTTACTACGGTGACACCACCTACGTTGCCTGTAGCGGCTAAACTACCCGGAATAAAGTTAGAATCAGCCGTAACGGAGAAATTGCCGCCAACCTGACCAGAGGCGGACTGACCGGTTAAAGTTAAATTAGAAGTACCTCTAACGGAGAAATTGCCGCCAACCTGACCGTTAGCTTTTAATCCTGTTTCCGTAATACTTGAATCAATGACAATGGTAGAACCGTTATCAACCTGACCAGAGGCGGACTGACCAGTTCCAGTAACACTGGAATCACCCGTTACCGTGAACCCAGCTCCAACCTGTCCAGACGCGGCTAATCCAGTTTCGGTAATACTTGCGTCAATACGAACCGTAGTATTGGTGCCTACTTGACCAGAGGCGGACTGACCGGTGACGTCTACTTCTACGCTTCCAGCTACTTCTACGGTAACGGAACCTACGTCTCCTGTAGCAGATAGACTTCCTACGGTGATTGAAATGTCAGCCTTACCTACGGCGGTTCCAACTTGTCCCGTCGCGTTTAAACCGGTAAGCGATAGGTTACTGTCTCCGGTAACAGTGACAGTGCCAATCCCCCCGGTAGCTTTTAAGCCTGTTTCTGTGACAGTGCTGGTGCCGGTGACGGTAACTGAGCCAACATCTCCTGATGCGGCTAGTCCTGTACCTGTGACATTAGAATCGGCTGTAATTGTTACCGTTCCGACATCTCCTGATGCGGCTAGTCCTGTACCTGTGACATTAGAATCGGCTGTAACTGTTACAGATCCAACATCACCTGTGGCAGAAACGGCACTAACCGCTACGTTGGCATCCCCATTAACTAAACCGGGAAAAGTTCTTAATCCGAAAAGGTTTTCTTCGTTGTCACCGCTATCGTCTTCGACAATGACTCCGACAGGAACTTCAGATACGATCCGCATACCAGCGGTTAGGTCGTAAGATTTTGCAATAGGCGTAAGATTCGAGTCTGTCGTAGAGTTAGAAACTATTTGAACCTTAGTTGGAAAATTTGAACCGCTCGTATCGCCACTAAGCTGAACGGTGTCAATTAGGTTGCCACTTGAGTCAAAGACATTAATATTGCGACTATCGGTTCCCGGCGCACCCATGATGGCGAGAAACTCTGCGGCTTCGATTAATCTAAACTCGTGAGCAAAACAACTTTCTGGTATAAAAGCTGTCTTCTCTCCACCATCACCGTCTGCTACAGAAAATCCCGCTACACCTTCTCCCGTCACAACACGAATCGACGGGCCTTTGTAATCTCCTTGGCCGCCACCCGTCCCCCGAACTGTGCTTATGGTTGTGGTGCTACTGGTCGTCCCGTCTGACTCAAACTCTGCATAACTAGCTGACGAACCGTAGTTTTCTACCTTGACTATGTTTGCGGAGCCTGAAGCAAAACCGAAAATTTCTCGGCTTGCCGGGAATAGAGGATGTGTGTCTGTTTGAAAGCTGGTGTTTGCGGCTTTAAAACCAACAATCGGTAGGTCTGAAAATATTTGATATTCAGGATCGCTCGTATCGTCTGCGTAGGTTTGTGACGTTGTAGTGTTGTCTGGAACACTGAGTGTTGTTTCTAATGACCCGTCCTTAAATATCTGGACGGTTGCGGTACCGGATATCGATCTAAACTGTAGAACAACGCCTGTACGGGTGTTCCTAAAACCGAATGACGTACCCTGCCAAGATGTAGGCACACCGGTGGTTTCATTATTAGCACTCTGTAGTGTGATTGGCTTGTCGGCAGATATCAGCTTGTTTTCGTAGTTGGACGCAATAATAGCAAGTGTTCCGCCAGCCGAACTGATTGTTCCGAGAGACGATCCGTCAGCAGAAACAGTGGTGTTGTCTTCAAATGCCATGACCGTGACATTTGGATTACCTGTGTCTGTAGGGACAAAGTACTCAGCGTTAAGCGCACCGGCTAGATCAGGGTTGCCTCTAGCGTAAAGAGCCTGCGCTGTGACGTTAGCATCTGCATTAACCGTTACAGTTCCAACATCACCAGACGCGGCCAACCCGGTCTCAGTGACATTAGCGTCCGCGGTGACTGTTACTGAGCCGAGATTACCAGACGCGGCCAACCCGGTCTCAGTAACGTTAGATGCTCCCGTTATAGTTACGGAGCCGACATTACCGGATGCGACTACACCTGTTTCAGTGGTATTTGAATCACCAGATGCCGTACCTGATCCAACATCACCAGATGCAGAAAGACCGGTAGCGGAGACTGAAGCTCCTATTGAAACGGATACTGAACCAACTTGACCTGTTGCCGTAGCAACAGCTACATCACCTTGATTCCAGCCAAGCTCACCAAAACCCGCTCGACCCCAACCGGAAAAAGGAACGACAGCGTCAGCTTCGCCCTCTCCCCATGCAAGTTGACCCCATCCCGCACGGCCCCAGCCGCTAGCGGGACTGGACATTACTCGACCCTAATAATCGCGTTCGATGAAGTAGGACTAGAGCCGCCCGGAAAAACGATTGTAAACGTACCGGCTGTTGACGTCTTATCCGCAGTGAAATCTAAAACAACAACCGCCGGATCTCCGGTCGCGCTATCATTATAAATTAATGCACCCCTAGCAGTGATCGTTGCCGTAGTGAAAGATAAATCAGCAAAATCAGTAAAAGCTTTAGTAGACGAAGTTGTAACACCTTGATTAGTCAAAGCGCCACCCCCGGCAGAATAAGAACCTGATGCACTAACTTCGTTTGAGGTTGTATACCCAGTGGTCGCCGCAGTAAAAGACGCACTATTTGTAAACAACGCTAATTTAAACGTATTACCGCCGCTAGACTTAAAATTGTGAGTGCCCTCCATAAGCTCGCCTTTAAACGAGGTACACATGAAGTTTCCGCTAAATGCCATATCATAATCTCCTCAGTTGATCGGCAAGTTCATGTTGACCTGCCTTACGGAGGTCTGCACACAGTGTAGCACGATCCTGCTCGATTCCCATTTTAATATAATGGGTAACAACTGCAAGCATTTGATCCTTAAAGGCTCTTGCCTGCGCTTGAAGAAGCGGATGAGCATTATCCCCGACATTAATTAGCTTATTGACACAAAGCTCTGCAACTTGTTCTGGGGAGTGACCTCCATTACTGCTTGTCACAATAGTTGGCGGTTCTACTGAACCAATGGTTTTTAAATTAAGCATAATTATCCCCTGTATAGCTCATCCGCATCTACAGGCTCTGGAGCATGTGTGATGCTGGATAAGGGTTGAATGTTTATAACGCCTTCATCTGTAACAGAAACATGCGGTGGATCGTCTAATCTATGATAACCGTAAAGTTTCTGGTGCGGCGGAATGTTTGCGTCCATGAATGGAGAATCGGGAGCTATTGATAATTTTATGCCCTTGGCACAAATTAAACCGCACCAAAACTCACAACAGCCCCGGCCCGCTTCAGCAAAGTGAACTGCCTGAGAATAAGAAAAATCAATGCCGTAGATGGCTAACTCTCCAACCTCTTGATAGAGAGCATACGCCAAAGCATACGCCGCAGTATTGTTTAGGTACGAACAGCCCGTAGTTCTTATGACTTCCTCTATAGGATATTTTTCTACTGAAGGACACCGCTCATCTACCGTGCAACTGTAAATAGGAAAGTCTTGCTTGTTAGAAATAACTTCAGAAACAATACCTGTTTGTCCGCCAGCCTGTTCACCATCTAAAAATCGTTCTGGTGGATCCATCATGAACATACGGTTTGTTTTATAGATACCCGCGGTGGCATTTATCGTCCAAACCTCATCAAATTTTTGAGAAAAGGCTAAGGCCATAGCAAAATTAACTTGAGACTTGCCCATAGCTACAAGGGCAATTTTTGCACCTTTTAACTTTTTATACTTCATTAAACCTCTTAAATATCGTCTGCGATAATATGAGAGTTTTGCACAAAGAAGGAAAAGTGTAAACTGCTACTGTTTGGGTATTACGATGCGCCCCGCTGTGTATTCCTGCGTAGTTTCTTCAGCCTCACCAAGAAGTTTCAACGTCGCCAACGCTTCAGCGTACCTTTGACTGTAAATCTGCGTCAAATCAGGCTCACCCTTCATAAAAACATATGCTTCAACCAGAGAACCGTACAACATCGCAAGCGAAGCATTCTCAGAAAGCCAAGTAGTTCCAGAGTCTGCGCCAGCAGTAAGGCTAGTCGGTCGATAAAAATAATGAAGCTCCGCGGCATAAGCAGAGTTTGGAGTCGGTCCTATAATAAAATTACTGTTATCAAACACAGCGTAATATCGAGGAGCCCCTGTGGTAGACGATGACGGATTAAACTCTTGGACAAAATTAACGTCTTTAAACAATAAAAAAACTTTTTCTCCACCAGAAGTGGTGTAAGACAACGAAAACGGCGCAAGAAAATCAGAGGGCGACGCTAAAAACTGATTAGAGGACGTAAAGTTTGCTGAGACGTTTTTACGAAACAGGTTTAATTGCACGTTTTTTAAAATTCGTTCTTCTGCGGCTCTTATAAACACGGGTAAATTCGTGACAAAAGTTGTTTCATTATTTTCAGTGTAGTCTTGTATTGCTTGTTTAAGTTGAGCGTATGTAAAACTCATGATGTACTTACCTCCACCAAGCCTACTTTAGCGTAGCCAACCAGTGGCTTCGGTGTAGGTTTTTCCACTGTTGGAACACCCACATATACCTCGAAAGGCTCTTTCCTAGCCGGTCTGGCATCCTTTAATGCTTGCGCGTCTACAACGCTACGAAAAGGACCTAATTGAGGGTGTTTCGGTTCAAATTCGTCTTTTCCAACTAATGCACCGTTCCATTCTTTTCGCATGTCTTTGTAGCGATAACGCTGACCCGATCTATCAGAAATAGCGTAAGCAAATTTACCGCTAGCAAATTTAGACATTAGGTTGTCCTAAAATACTCATATTGCGGAACAACGTTAAACGATGCTCGATCTCGATCTTCGGTCATAGCTCTTTCAAATTCCTCCTCATATACGGCTTTTAATATCTGCAACCGTTGAGGAGCCCGCTTCAAAGCAATGTAATAGGCAAGACCTGCGGCCAAACAAGGATAAAACCTAAAAGGAACCTCTAAGGTGTTAACTTGCGTATCGGCATCTTGTATCCGCGTAAGCGCGTCGTAAAAAATGACGTCAGTGCTATTCTCAGGCGTCGGCCAAATTTTAAGATTTGGTGTAATTTGACGATCTAGAAAAAACTGCGTTGGGCGTCCTGTGGTTGTTTTGGTTGGAATATTTAAGTATTCATCTCGGCTAAGTCGATCTAGTGCAAAATCTGTTCCACTACGACGAACCACTACGGACAGGATATCAATGACATCCGTTCCTAATGTAGTTGCCGCAGTGCCTGATGTAACTGTAAAAGAACGCTGTTCAATGGTCCACTGATTAAGACCACGATTAGCCCACTCTGCCAACATTAGATTAAGGGAGCGTTTAGCTGTTTTAAGATCGTACCCAGTACGAACTTCTAACCCACAGCGTTCAAAAGCTTCTTCAATGTAATCGGCTACATCAAGTTCAAAATCTGTTGAGCTAGAAGTTGTCATTCTTCTATTCCATCTGAATAAAGGTTATCAAACACTATATCAGGATCTGTGTAACTTGTATGTCCCTCGGCCGAATGTAGATATTGACTAGGCTTGAAGTCTGGAGCGCCCTCGCCGGTATCCCATAGAGCAGGACTTGTGGCTCTAACCCGATTATTAGGCAAAGCAACCACGTTACCCTCCCACGGGCCCTCTGTTAAATACAAAACATGACTTTGTTTATGTTGATCAGGGCTATCTGCAATAGCATTTTCCGTATAGTCAACAGTAAACATGTATCGCGCCTCATAAAATTCATGATTGACCTTGGCGATCCAAGGACTAGAACTGACTCGATCTAACACGACAACAGAATGATTAAACGACTCGCAATCCCAAGGTTGACAAAGATGGTCTTCCATCCTTTCTGGCCAACCATCAATATCGATGTCAGCGACTAAGGCTTCTATCGGCATACGAGCCCACATTGCACCCCCATGTAAATTTTCATCACTGTCTTCTAAATGTCTTTCACATCCAGTAAAAACTACCTGAAAAGTTAAAGATCTATCAGGAATTGTGTTAACAGCAATCGCGAGTGCATGGAGATATTCCCCATGATACCGTTCATGATTACAGGTAAACTCGCGTCTGACCCAACATTTAAAATGTGGGATATTGCTAATTAAGTAAGGCAAATTAATAACCTCTTACAATGGTTGTGGCTTTAGTCCGAATAGCACCACCTTTACTCATTTTGCGAACAGTTCCACCTTTACTCATTTTGCGAACAGTTCCACCTTTAGCTTTTTTCATAACCATGCCGCCCTTGGCCTTTTTCATCACAGGACCACCTTTGGCTTTTTTCATGACCATGCCGCCCTTGGCTTTTTTCATGACCATGCCGCCCTTGGCTTTTTTCATGACCATGTTCCCTTTGGACTTTTTCATAATGACCTCCTATGAATATTTCGTCCGCTTTCTACGATTAGACATTACTGCCCCGCACCCTTTGTGAAGGCGTCCTGCGACACCCCCAGAACTCATTTTCACCGTTGCTTTCGGTGTGTTTTTTACAACTTTTTTGCCTGTACGCTGTGCCGCTTTCTTTTTTTTAGCAGTCGAAGCCCGTTCTGCTTTACTAAGACTTCTCGCTTTCGCGGCCGGCAGACAACGGTCTGGTTTTTTTGTATCTTTTGATGTGCCACAGGGACCTTTGATAGATCCATCAGATCCTATCCGAACCCAATTTTGTTTCAGCCACTGTTTAAGTTGTCCCATAACGGCTCCAATCAAAAATCATAATTTAACGTAAGCTCTTCATCTTGCTCGATTTCGCACATTGTAATTAAATTATAAACCCTATAATCGTCCCAATCCTGCGACAAAGCCAGATAACAGTTAGGCTCTTCCGCATGATTTAAAAAACCACCTAACGGGGTCCGAATGTACCCGGCAATCATCGGCACTTTTATGTGGGTGCTTCCCAGATCAACACCCTCTTTAATATTTTGTAAGGCAAAAACACCAATACCGTCGATATCGCTATTATCAAGCGTGACTTCGTCTGGTAGCGGATTATAGTAAAATCGATCATATCTAAGCTTTGCCATACTGCTTCCTAATGGCTTGCTTGCCTCGTTTAGCAATTGCGGCTTGTTTAGGTTTGCCCGCTACTTTTGCTCTCTGCTCTAGCACGGTAAGTATCTGTATTTTACGAGCGAAAGGTTTTTTTATTTTTTTGACTTTTGCTACGGTTGCACGAGCATCTGCTTCAGTCGCATACTTTATGCTAACCGTGTCTTTCGGGTTTTCATCCGTATACAAACGACGGTCTGTATTTGGCGGTTTTTTACCTGTCCCTACTTTAGGGTCTTTCTTCATTACCTACCCTTACGCTTACCACCCTTAGACTTTTTAGCGTAATTAGGATCCTTGCAATATTTAGAGGCCGCAAGGTTTGCATACGCACTCGGATATGTATCAAAAGTGCGCTTTGCCCAAGCTTTACCCTCGGGACAAATCTTGCCTCCCGATTTAACTTTACCGCCTTTTGCCATTCTACGAACAACACCTGTTCTCTTAACAGGACAAGCTCCGTTTCCTAAATTTACTCGACTCTTCATACAAATTTCTCCGCCAAAAAAGTTGCAACTATTAATCCAGCTATGCCCCACATACGCATGTCCAATGTGTCAAGCGTTTTGCTTTGGCTAACAAGCTTATCGTTAATTGCGTCGTATCTCAGATTACATCCAGCCTCGTGCTTTTCTAGCAATAACAAAACATCTTTGGCTTGTAATTCTTTATCTTCTAACGACAAACTAATCTCGGTTTTGTCATTCATTTCTTTTTGCCACGAATTACTTTGGATAAAGTTTTAGCTTGACCTGCGTGTGCTTTGGATGCTTTTTTAAGACTTTTAATTACTTTTTGTATTCTTTTTTTACCTTTAGAATTTACAGTCATTAGCATTTCCATCTTCTACGAGCCGCGCAAATACGTTTGTTAGGTGTTTTCTTGCAGTCAATGTTATGCATTTTCTTTTGGCCTTCAGAACGAGCGCAAAAAGACTTACGTCTCTTTGCATCTTTAGAGCCCTTCTTTACCTTTCCAGTAACAGCCGTTTTCAACTTACTGCCGGGGTTTTTTCGACGGTAAGCCGCAACACCTGCTTTGGTCATACCCGCCCCGGATTTAGTAGAACGAAAGTTCTTCTTGTTCCGAGCGGGCATTTTGGACTTTTTACGCTCCGCCATTTGTTTCTTAATTAAAGAAAACTGTTGCGGCAGTTATCGCAGTGAACACTGATACGTTCACATCGCTCACTCTAATACCCTCCGCCGGAATGTTGACGGAGTGCGTAGTAGAAGCGTTAAAGTCAAGATCCAAAACAGTTGATCCACCGCTACCGTCAGTCACGGTAAGCCGCGGTGTTCCGGTTGTAGTGGTTAACTGAATCTGACGGATACGCGCAGGGCCTACACCAAGAGACCCTGTGCCGGTAATCCGTTTTGATCTTACATCAGAATCCGCCATTATTTAGCCCTCTCTTAGCTATCAGCAAATGGAGTGGCCAGTGTGCCTGATCCCAGCAAAGTACCGTTGACCAGATATTCATCTGCGGCGATTACTGTGATCTCAACGTATGATCCCGCAAGTCCACCCGTGGTAGAGCCATTCATAGAAATCACGTCATTTGTCGCACCCGGTGCGAAACCACGAGACTGAGAGGTTGCGGCGGCGGCCAACACAAGATTACCTACAAATTTGTCGGTGCCATCAGTTTTGATGTCTAAGTCCGTTGCGGCAGTTCCGATAAAAAAGGTGTACTTGGCACCAATGGTATCGCTAGTTGCAGATGGAAGAGTGACCGCACCGTCAGCATCATTGATTTCAATAATACGACCAACGTGATCGGCATAGGTTAGAGTAGTTTCAGCAGTTATATTTACTACAGCAGTTGAACCAACTGCGGTAAATCCGCGCTCAGATCTTACTGGACCTGAAAAAGTAGTTTGACCCATTGTTATCTCCTGTCTTGGGTTGCGTCAACCGCCCAATGCGGTTGTCAGGGACAATTAAATCTTACAACAAAAAAGGGCGACTTAATAGTCGCCCTTTTTATCAAGGATGTTAATCCTTATGCCGCGCCGGCTGTGCCGAATACGGACCGCCAGTCTGAGACGCCAAAGCTGTAACGCTCACGGGCCTTAAACCGCATATTTCCGGTGTCAAAGTCACCTTCCATAGCAGTCTTGATTGGCGAACGGTTGAAGTATTTGAAACCGTTAGGTGCATCAGTCATGACAAAGAACGCATCCGTGTCTGTCAAGAAATGGTTAACTACTGCCCCTTCGGGAAGCATACCCATGTTCTTCATAGCGTTTGCGTCGTTGTCTGCTGTGCCCGGACGAAGGTTAGAGTTCAGAACGCGCTCTGCAACAAACTGAAGTTCCTTCGGAATAATCAGTTTAGTGCCACGAACTGCAATCTTGAGCCCACGCTCGTCAGTCAGGCCAGCAATGTCGATCAGCATTTGCTCAAGAGAAGTCTCGTTGAGGTCAGCCGCTGTAGACAACTGGTTGCGTTGGTTTCCAGACAAAGAGGGATGCGCTGATGAACACAGGGCCGCACCATCTCCCACAGGGAAACCAGTGTCAAACGCGTTGTTCAAAATAGACGCCGCCTTGATTTGCTTAGTCTGTGCCATTGAACGAGCAAGTGCCTTCGTGTAGCGAGAGGCCAGACGATCATATAGATTGTCCTCGATAGCTTCCTCTGTAATTGAGAATGCCAGAGCGATTGTCTCGTGTGTATAACGGGCAGTGTATGTCTCTTGTGCATCGTCAAATGTGATGGCAGAGCCTTCACCCTTGACTGGTGCAGTTGAGAAGCCGCCCAGCATTACTTCTTCTTCAAACGCACGATCCGAAGTCTCTTCTGTGAAGATCTCGGCGTGTTCGTTCTCGTAACGCGAATATTCCATCCCGAACAGGGCATTAAGGCCCGGTTCAAGCTCTTTCGCTAATTGTGCGCGAGAGATTGCCATTACCTATCTCCTTAAATGCCAGTAGACGCCGCTGTAGTCTGAGAATCAGAACTAGAGCAAGGCGCATTGTGATGAAAATTAAGCCGAACTACATAGTTAACGCCGGCCGCGTCATAGTCCAAGTTCGCTACGTCGCCAGTAAGACCAACGACACGAAGTGGCAATGTTGCAGTTGTTGCAACCCCTGAGATATCTAACTCAGCGGTGGAACGACCAGTGTTTGTAGAACCCGATGTAGCGGTTGCCATTGGAGCATTAGCAAAGACATTGGTCTGTGCTGTTGCTTTGTCGGTTGAGCTACCATCTGCGGCTATCATAAACAACTGATTTGGGTTGTCCGCAACGAAGGCTTTGACAGGGAAATTCGTGTCTACGCTTACGCTGTTAGCACCCGGCCAGTAGTTCTTGAAGACAGTCTTCTTAGAAGAACTATCTACATATTCCACGCCCATCAGAACGCCCAGTAGAGGTACTGTTCCGCCATTAGCATTACCAACAATATCTATCACACCAGCGGCCAGTGGAATAACTGGGGAGTACTGGAAAATAGCGTTGGTGTTTGTAGCGGCAATTTCATACTGAGTCACCCCAGTAGTGTTAGCACCTGCACCGTTCAAACCGATAGGACGTAGACCAAACGCAGTATCTTGGTTTGCCATAAGGCCATCTCCTATTCAGTGGGACCCTTACTTATTGCGAGGGCCACCAAAAGTTACACGTTGTTGCCGATCAGGATTACTGATCCGCATCGTAGAGTGTTGATTCTCTCGCATCATGTCATGATCCACAGCTTCCATCTGATCTGAGTTACGCTGACGGAAATATTCCGTGCGCTCTTCAATCGTTTCTACTGGGATCCTTGCGAGGATCAACCCGCCAACACCAAACACGCCTTCATATTTACCTGTATCTATAACCGGTGCTTCAAAGTCCGGGTATTCGTCCGCACGGACCAACTCCCATCCTTCTCTTAGCTTTGCACTGATATTCTTACGGTCATCAAAACCACGAGTCTCAGCGCGAATCCACCGATGCTTAAACCCATCTGGGGCAGGCGGCGCGTCCAACATGGACGGTGGAGCCCACGGCTTACGCTGTGCCGTCTTAGCTCTCGTTTCACTAGCGCGGGAAGCCCGACTTACAGTTTTCGTTTCTTCAGTCATGCTTAGTTCCTCACGTATTTCGCGTATTCTTCAAGTGGCACCCCTAGTTTTTTAGCCATAGTGACTTGGGTCTTGGAGAGACGGACCTTTCCTGTACTGCGCCCAGTTGCTTTTCCGCGGGATACAGAAGCCACCGTCTGGGCGGGACGGCGAGATTCACCCGAATTATTCAACTTATGGGGAAATTCATCCGCCATACGTCTGTCTAGTTCATTGTAGTAATCATCTGACTGCGGGTCAAATCCTTCTGTTTCCACAAGTTTTTTGTGAATACCAAAAACCGCATAGGTCATCGCTTCGTCTTGACCGAACCATTCATTACGCTCTGCCCAGTCTTCTGCTTTAGGGTCTGGACGACGAGGCTGTTGAGCAGGCATCGGTTGTTGAACCTCTGCTTGTTGTTGCGCCTCATATTGCTGTGCGTACCGCTCTTGCTGAACCTTAGCCTGTTTGGCCCGATCATTCTCAATCGCTAATGTGGTGATTTTACGTTGAGCTTCTATCACACCCGCCGTATCACCCATCTCAATCGCACGAGCAAGCTCCTGCTCTGCCGCAGTGGTTTGGGTTTCTATACGTCCCGCATATTCATTAACGTAGTTGTCGCTCAAACTGTTCATGCGCTTTTTAAGGTCTTCTGCCTCGGTTTGCACTTTTTGTGCATAACGAATTGCCTCTTCCCGCTCACGTTCAGCGGTACGCATTTTCTTGGTTAAACGATCAATGCGCTTCTGCGTTGCATTACTCGCTTTCTCAAAATTATCGTCTTCGTCGGATGCGGCGACCTCGATAGGACTCTCTTCAGGCTGTTCAACCTCAAGTTCGACCTCCGTTTCCTCTGCATCTCCGACGTCCAATTCAATTTGATTGTCGTCTTTTTCTTCAGCCATGATTAATCCTTAGAAATGTAAAACATCTTCTGGATCGAGAATCCGAGCCAGAATTTCGTCGTCGTTAAGAATCCGTACCTCGCCTCCGTCAATATTGAAACGAGAGCCAGAATAGCGGGCAAACATCACCCAATCCTTTTCCGCGCACCACGCTCCGTCTGGAAACTTGTCGGTATCTTTGTATGCTAATGGCCCTACTTTGAGGACGTAGCCGACTTGAGTAGAAACCTGCTGTTGCTCAATAGTCTTGTCAGCCAGAAGGATTCCGCCTTCTGTTTTGCCTTTACCACGATATGGCAGGATAAGTATTCGCCAACCGGTTGGGGTTGGGAGTCTTTCTAAGAGAGTTGCCCCAATGGCCTCGGGATCAAGAAACGTCCTGCGTTCCTCTGTATATGCTTCTTCAAGCGTCGCGACTTCTTCAGTCATCTATTTGCTCCTGTTTATCTAGCAGGCCCTTGAGTTCCTGTTCGACGTGATCGAGGGCAGTCATCATGCCCATC